TAACTGGCTCACTAAACTTAGGTAAGTCTTGTATTTTTTCTACGAGATCTTCTGAGTATATTTTTTTTGCTGTAGATAAAACTCTATAGTGTGCGTTTCTATAGTTGTTAATATTTAAAATAAATTTTTTTTTCTTTGAATAGTAAACATGCAAAGGTAGTTTGATTTGCATTAGGTTGATGGCCTAGTTTCAATCCAAGGTCTGATCTCTTTAATAGAAGCGCCATTAAATACCTTCTTAACTTTATCGCAAGTCTCCAAGATCTCTTCTGGGAATCCACTGTTTACAACTTCAATTAATTCTTTGCTAGAAAAAAAGTTTTCGCCCGGTGTGTTAAGGTTCTCAGCCACGTTAACAAATCTAATCTTGTCCTTCTCATACAAAACCATATCGTCATCCTTCTCCATAACATGGGCTGGTATTAACTCAGGTATAAAGTTATGTCTTGCACAACCTTTGGTTTGTCTGTCTTCACTAATCTTTCTATCGTGCTGAGTGCAATGCCAATGTGCATCTCCCTTCTCAATATCAACCTTAGCAAACCTACAAGATCTACAATGAATCTTAGGTGGCAGTGCTCTACCTAGATAACAGGCTTGTTGAGCTGGTGTCATGTAGCTTTTGATTCGGTAATCTGTTTCTGGTATGTAGTTATCTGGTGGTGCTTCTGCTAGTAAAATACTTTTTGCTTTCTCTATCAAAGAATCAAAAGCATCACTATCATACTGAATAATTTCAGTATATAAGTCTGAGTTATTTTTGTTATAAACAATTGCAATGCATTGAGTAAATTTAAACAAGCCCATGTATAAATGTAACTGGGCAGCATACTCTTCTGACCAATCACAATAACTACCAAGCTTTACTAGGTTGTTAAAGCGATTGTCGTTAGCTGTCTTGAACTCTAATAAAAATGGATCCTTGGTATCAATCCCCGGAAAGTTTTGCCCTACGCCATCGATATGACCTTTGACGTGACCTCCCAATGTCTCTGTCTCAAACTGCTTACCATTGCGAGCAACGTCAAAGATCTGAGCACCGGGAATCTTTCTAAGCTTTTTAATAAGATCATCCTCAACCACGTTGCCTAGATCAAGAAGCCTTAAGACTCTAGCAGGCATATCATCAGGCATAAGCCAGCGCCAACGCATCCAAAGTAAACGCTGATTAGGATTACCTATCTGACTGATACCTAAATAAAATCTTTGATGTCTTTTTTGTTGCAGTTCAACATCATCTAACAAATGGTTTATATCTTTCATAGATCTATGTCCTCGTTTTGTTTGGTTTTAATTCCAACAACGTTCTCATACTTACCTTGTTTTTGCACAATGATCTCAGAGATTGTATCAAATGCACCGCTGTTAATTAATTCAGCAGCCATCCATGGTTGACTTGGTGATCCCCACTTGGTAGTAATTTTTTTCCACTTACGCACTGCCATATTGTGTGCAGTAGGATGACCAAACATTAGTGGCATCTTCTTGGGAAAGAACTCATCCTTAACTGTAAAGACTACCTGACAATACTCACTGCCATTTTTAGACTTCACCACAGACGCGTAGATGTCCGTGATGGGTTTGTTTTTAGGGGCTGATGCTTTTCTTTCATCTGATAAGACAGCTTGTTTCTCAGCCTTGGTACGCCTTGCTACTTCCCTTTCCTTCTTGGTCCAAAGAACTTTTGATTGTGTTGACTCAAAAACTTGGCCGCACTCAATACATTCTTTAGCAGAAGGTGAGTTGATGGCATTACAGCTTGCACAAATCTTAGGCTTGTATCTTCCGGGCAGACTTTCGCCAGGCTCTACCTCATCTAGACAGCCATGTCTAGCTACGTTCTCACCATAGTCAAGTAGCAAACAGTTCTCTTTGTTATCATGCAATCGCATGCCACGTCCACACATCTGCACATAGAGTCCAACACTTTGCGTTGGTCTAAGCAATGCTATACAATCTGTTCGCGGGGCGTCCCAGCCTTCGGTTAAAACCCCAACATTGCAAAGGGCATGAAGCTTGCCAGACTCAAAGTCCGCAAGAATCTTATCCCGGTCTTGGTTGGGCGTCTCCCCTGTAACCACAGCAGCATTAATTCCATGTTGCTTTAGGTACTGAGTCATCTTCTGTGCATGGAGAACGGAAACACAGAAAAACACCGAGGCTGTTCTGCCTTTTGTATAGGCGTTATCAATCCAATCACTTATAACTTCAATGATGGTTTCATCTACCATCGCTATGTCTTCTAATTCTTTTTCCCGGAAGTCTCCACCTTTGAACTTTAAACTAACTTTGCCAGCATCAATGATGGCATTGTCGTTAACAGCAAAGGCAGACAATCGGCACAAGTAACCTGCTTGTATTAACTCTGGTATCGATACACTGTAGGCAAGACCTTTAAAGAAATGATCTTTACGATTGCCATAGATGTAGCCTTGACCCATGCGATAAGGTGTTGCAGTACAACCCATGACCTTCATGGACTGGCGTTCTGATAGAGTGTCAATGATCTTCTTGTAGCGAGTCAAAGAACTAGGTGGCACGTTGTGTGCCTCATCAATAATCATGTAGTCAAACTTGCCAACCTTTTCTAATCTTTTAGGCGAAGCCAAGGTATCTCGACTGGCAACTAGAATTTGTGCATTGTGTTGAAAGCGTTTCATACCAGCAGCGAGTACACCCACCGGGGCATCTGGCCACACAGATTTTAGTTTGCTTTCAGCTTGAGCAACCAACTCTTTTCTATGAGCCATGATAAGAAACCTGGCCTTAGGGTTTTTGTGAAAGACTTCTTTAATAAAGTGTGAAAATATAATGGTCTTACCAGCCGCTGTTGGTAAGGCAATAAGCGCTGGGTCCTCAGGCTTGGTATCAAACCAAGAGTGAAGAGCATCTATAGCGTTGCGTTGGTAGTATCTAAGTTTCAATGAATGACTTTCTTTTGATCACGAGGTTGTATCAAAAGCTGCATTAACTCTTCATGTTCATAAGATTCAAGGTTATCCATTACTACCGTGGATAGTAATTGCATAGCGTCATAAGGTGTGTGTGAAAATTTAAAAGACAATTCAACACAGAATCTTGCAAGAGTAACTACAGCTGCTTTAGTATCTAAGTCTTGTCTAGACCAATCATCAATGCACATATGTAAATCATGCATTACTTGATCACAAGTTTTTTCATCTAAAGAATCTAAGGAATTTTCTTTGTCTGTCATTTTGTCTTTCCACATTTAATAAAGTTAGTTTAGCATCTTTTACTTTCTGGTCGATGTCAGTTGGCAAACTATCAAATGTTTTGTCCAAAGAATTCAACAAAGATTCCATTACGTTAATGAGGTTGTTGGCCTCTCTTTTGTCTATCAGCATATCTTTTCTCCAAAAAAGATGGGAATATTATTCCCGGTTTAGTTATAATAAAAAGGCGAGGAGTAACCAAAGCAAGGTTCAGGTCATTCATAGCTTTAGTTACTCGCTCGAGGATTTCACCAACAACATCACTCTCTCCTTTTAATAGGTCGACCTGTTGCAATGTCATGGTGAAAATCATTTACTTATCCCAATCAAAAGGATCTTCTTCTGATGAGCCACCACCACTAGGTGCTGGAGCTGGGGAAGGGGAAGACGTTGCAGACGAACCGCCAGCTAAAAACTTAGCGATAACATTCTTATCTTCCCACTTCGTACCATCACCCTTATCTCTGCCTTCTTCAATACGAAGGTTGGCATTGAAAGGGACACTCATCATGCTTTCAAGATCCTCCAAACCGAAAGCTTCCATATCAGGATCCATGCCCATGGCTTTTCTCCAGTTACGAAGCTTTCCTTTAGAGACGTTTAGTCCGTTGCCCTCAAGCATAAAGTTTTCCCAAACTTTTCTACCTTGGTACTTCGGTCCCACAACTTCATAAGTTACACTCAGCATCCTATGACCTGTGGCTTTACTGTTTTTACTTTCCCATGATGCTGCAACCATTTCATAGTCTCCAGCAGGCATAGGCCCAATTGAACCAGTGTCTTCTTCGACATCAGTTAAGTTTAGATTAAATAAATCATCCGACATTTTTCTTCTCCTTCATTTTAGATTTTAAAGATTCTTTGAAAGCAGTCATGAATGCGTTGAAGTCAAGATCTAATGGGGCGTTACCCAAGTCAACTCGACTCTTTGCATCGAAGGCTGCGGTGAATTTATGAAATAACTTTCGCTTGCCATATGACACTGCTCTGGTCTTTTCATTAAAACCCTGGCCACTAGTACGAGTTGATACCTCGTAGTTAGCAAACAGGTTGAAGTCTACCCATTCCCGGATCATCGATGATACCTTCTTGTGTAGACTCATCTCCCAACGATCATAGGGCTCACGCTCTGGATCATTGAAAGTTCTGATAGCCACATGAGAAAGCAAGATGACATTCATCTTTTTCTCAAGTAGCAAATCAAACATTTTAAGTATCCGCCTATATAACTCAGCGGACTCTGTGTAACCTTTACCAAAACCTAATGACTCAATGGACTTAACTGAATGCATGTCGCAAACTTTTTGTTGCACAAGTTTCTCAGCCCAGTCAGTGGTATCAAAAACCACAGTTTTGTAATCATGTTTATCTTCATAAAGAGTTTGTAATTGTTTAACAATGTCATCGTATGACTTGCACAATGGAAAGGAAGATACATCTAAGAAGTTAGTTCCTTCCTCTGTCTTAACAAATACAGGCCTAGGTGCATTAGATGCAAAGGTAGTCTTACCTATCCCATCAGTTCCTGCTACATTTATTTTTATTGCTGGCACTTTGATGCCTGTTTCTATGGTATCCAATAGACTCACCTTGCTCTCCTTATATAATGGTTAACATTTAAATCTTCTTGAGAACCAACATGTTCTTCCCATATGTCTACCAAGGTGCTTGGTAAATACATATCATTTAATTTTCTCATTTTGCTACAGAACTGTTCAAAATCTTCACAGCCTCCAATAACATACTCAGCATCCTCAGTTAAACCGATTAAAAAATCTCCTATCTTACTCATCACTTCCTCCTTTTAATGGATCAATAAATGTGACATAAGGTCTTTCATTGATCTTAGTTGTCAAACCTTTCTCAATGTATTCCCAAGCCTTTGGATCTTCGTCTTGAAGTTTCTTGGTTGCACGAGTATCTTCCACATACTGTTTAGTAAATGGAAAGTTTTGTAGTTCTTTTGATAAATCATTTAAGTAGTCTTGATCCCATGACTTGGTAACCTTGTATTGAACTCTTAAATCTTTAGGTATCAAACCGTTTAGCTGCACCCTTTTGGATCCACCAGAGTTTGATAATGATTTGGTGACCTCAACAACTTCTGGACATTGAGCAATAGCCTCGTCTAAAAGTTTTGATTCTTCACGCAGTTTTGATTGGTTAGATAGATTTGCTTTTTTAAGCTTCAATAAATCTACCAGACCATAAGCTTCATAGTTAGTTTTATCTTCCATAAGTTTGTCTCCAATAACAAATACAAATACCATCATAATGATTATCAAAACTTTGTCAACAATCTTCTTTACTTTTTGTATCATGTCCCTTATCATTGACTTCGATGCGCTTCATTCGTCTCTTCCCCCTCGGAGGTTGACGTCCTCCTTTTTTAGAAGCGCATCACCTAACAAGGAGAGAAATGGAACTAAAAGATTACATAGAAAAACGTGGAGAAGAGAGTCTTGCAAAAGAACTCAAGGTCTCAGTGTCCACCATTAGGTCTTGGAGATACAACACAAGACAGCCTTCTGTAAACCAGGCTAAGAAATTAATCAAGATGACCGGGCATGCTCTTGATTGGGAAAGTATTTATGGTGCAGTAGAAGAGAGTTAGTCTTGGAATTACATTTAAATAAAAAAGGAGAAGAGATTCTTGGCAACAAGAGAAAAGAAATGTTGGTTTCTTTTTATGAGAACAACTTTCATTTAATACCTTGTGGATCTAAGACAGACGTCATACCAGATTACTTTAAAACAAGACATCCTTATGAAGATGATGATGTGTTGGTTAAGCGCTGGGCTAAGACACCAAGAGTTAAGTGGGCAGACTACATTCAAAAGCAAGCACACTTAAAAGAAATAAAACAATGGTACTTACAATTTCCAAACTGTAATTGGGCAGCTGTCACAGGAATTAATTTTGTGGTGCTTGATGCAGACACACAAGAAGCTTGTGACTTTTGTGAATCAGGACAGATCACAAGAACAACACTCAAGCAAAGAACACCAAGAGGTGGCTATCATTATTTCTATGCCATCAACCCTGAACTAAAAATAAGAAACACCACAGGCAGACTTGATGTCAGAGGAGAGGGTGGCTATGTCATGGTCTCACCTTCAGATCATTACATGTTTGAAAGCGTGGACGGTGTTGGGCCAAGCGACATGGATGACTTGCCCATACTTACAAGTCAAGACATGAATATCATTTATGACTTTAATAATGTAGGCAGATCAAACTCAGATTTAAAAACACCGCTATCAATGGATGGTGTTGGCAGTGGCATGAGAAACGATACGCTTGCAAGATTGGTAGGCAAGTGGATCCTCGAAGGTTGGGGTATGCGTGAAGTCATCATCAAAGCTTTGGATTGGAATCAAACAAACAACCCACCCATGAGCGTGCAAGAAGTATTGCAAACTGTAAACAGTATTTGCACTGGGCACTTGAAAAGAAACCCAGACGATGTAGCTGGTATCACAGAGTGGAAGACAAGTCAGTGGCAGATACAACTAACAGATGAACTCAAAGAGATCATGGATCAAGAAGATCCTATCGAACAGCAAAAGAAAAAAGAAAGACCTGAAAGAGATCCACTTGGCCTCAAAACATTTGGCGATCCTTTTTGGGATGGCATGGACTCAGATCGCATCGAACAGTTTTGGGGTGATGCATTTGTCTTTGAACAATCAAGAGTCTTGCTCTTGGGTAAACCAAAGATTGGTAAGTCACATTGGTTGGGTGCATTTGCTGCTGCCGCTACAACAGGCACAGAGTTTATGGGCAAACAATTCAATAGACCTTTAAAGGTTATGTGGTTACAAGCAGAGATCATTCATGAGTTCTTAAAGAAAAGAATCGACATGTACTATCAACCTTTCATTCATGACAGAGAGATGTTAGATCTTGGTAAGTCAAACTTAATAGCTTCTGGAAGATTAAGAAAGAACATCATGAGAGACAAAGACATTGATGAGATAGCTACAAGTATTGACTATCACAAACCTGATATTGTCATGATCGATCCAGTGATTAACTTCTTTAGTGGAGAAGAGAACTCTAACTCAGAGATCCACGAGATGTTATCGCGTGTCGATAAGCTGATAGAACTCTTTGGTGTTGCTGTCATCATTGCTCATCACACTGGCAAAGAACGAGCAGATGATTTGTCATTCATGTCAGCGCGTGGTGGTAGTGCCTTCGCTGGTTGGATGGATTCTGGTATCAAGCTGTCTGGTAAGAAACCTAACATCGATATCTTTTACGAGGCAAGGAACGCAAGAGAACCAGATCAACACTTAGCCTACTTTGATTTTGATCGTGGCTTCTTTAGAGTGGTGGATGCATCAGACTCACCAGACGAAGTAGAGATAGCGAGAGTGGTGGCCGCGGCAATGGACAGGCGCAAGTTTTATACAAGGCAAGAACTCGAACTGCTAGCAAGACAAGCATTGAAGGAAAGCGACATGGCTTCAGGAGAGAGAGCCGCAAGGTACGCAGTATCACATGTGCAGAAGTATCTAGCAGAGAGAGTCAAGACTCACAGTGTGCCAGGTAAGAACGCATGGTATTACTTAGCAGATAACGAGATGAAGAAACCTTGGGAGGATGATGGATAACTTAGAGACAATAACAGATCCAATTGAGGAGGTCTTGGAGTTGATGGTCAAACATCAGCTTGCAGTGGTTGCTGATAAGAAGCTTGATTTAGTTCAAGTAATTAGAAGATTGCAAAGACAACTTGCAAAAACAAAAGAAACAAATAAAAACTTTAATGAGCAGTGGAAATTTTTGCACAATGCACATGAAGATTTAATGGGACAAGTGGAGAGAATCTATGGAGTCTAATCCTTACAAGATTGATGGACCAGCTTTGATTAGCTTTAGTGGTGGTAGAACATCCGGGTTCATGTTATGGAATATTATTCAAGCGCATGGTGGCACGTTGCCTGAAGATGTATACGTTACCTTTGCCAACACAGGCAAGGAAGCCCCGGAGACATTGGACTTCGTACATGAGGTAGAACAAAAGTGGGGCGTAAAGATACATTGGTTAGAGTTGTACTTTGGTGAAGAGCGTCCAGTCTATCGCACCAAAGAAGTTACTTATGAAACAGCAAGCAGAAATGGTGAACCCTTTGAAGCTTTGATTGATAGAAGACAATACCTACCCAATCCTGTGGCCAGGTTCTGCACCAGTGAACTCAAGGTTAAAGTCATGTCAAGGTTTATGCGTAAGTTAAAAGGACACAAGACTTGGTACAACGTGATAGGCCTTAGATACGATGAGCCTCGAAGAGTATCAAGCGCTATGAATCAAAACAACCCATGGGAAAATGTCTTGCCTATGTATCATGCCAAGCATGATGTAAAAGATGTGACAGATTTCTGGGAGCAGCAAAACTTTGATTTGAATCTAACAAACTTTAGTGGCAAAACATTGGCTGGTAACTGTGACTTATGTTTTCTCAAAGGCAAGGATACCAAGATCAAACTATTAAAGGAAAGACCAGAGATGGCAGACTGGTGGATCAAACAAGAACAGAAGTTTGGTAAAGATGCTGGCGCTACCTTTAGGAAGGACAGCGACAACTACATCAAGCTTCTAGATATAAGCAAGCAACCCAACTATGAGGAGCAAGACATGTTCGATGAACAGATGACTTGTTTTTGTCATGATTAAGTTAGACAAAGCAGCACTCAAAGAATCAATGGCTGATACGTTTATGGGCACAGCAATCAATCTACCTTTGGTGTGGTTGGTGCTAACAGTCTGCTTAATGTTTACAGAAAATGCATTGATCATATCAATAGCACAAGCTAGCTTAT